TGTATTCTTCCATGATTGGTGTCATAGTAGTTCCAGTTGGAACCTTACTTAAATCACCACTTGCTGTAGCAGGAGGTATATTTTTATTTAAAGCCGCACGTCTTTTTTCATCGGCACGCCGGAACATATCTCCCCAACTTCCTAAAGCCTGTGTTCCATTATAGGTTTCTTGTATATTTGCTGTCTCACTACCCTTAACCAATGGCGTAGTTTCATATTTGGCTTTAAGTTCTGCATCTCTTTTGGCTTGAATTTTATCAGCTACTTCTTTCTCTAACCGCCTCTCAATGGCGTCGTACATCTCATTAAAGCCACCAGCACGCTTTAAATCCGCCGCTATGCGGCCTTGTTGAGCCAATAATGTATTTTTCAAATCTTCTTTAAGTAGCATGGGCCTTGTGTAAGAATCTACTTTGTCTCCATATAATTCATCTATTCCTAGTCTTTTAGCTAGAGCTTTCATTGCATCAATATCTGTATTACTAATGCCTTCTAATTCTATTCTCGATCCGGTAATCTCGCTGATTTGTCCTTTTATATTTGCTTCTTCTCTTAAAAGTTTTTGACCTGCTTCCGATTTAGACATTTCCTCCCTAATAGCTCTGTCTTCTGCTGAAGTTGTCACAAAGCTTGGTAAAAACTCATTTATTTTATTTTTAATCCAATCCTTAACTGAAGTTAAGGCATCGGTGATTGCCATAAACATTGGTGCTAATGCTTTATTGACATCCTTTCGAAACTCCTCATCTGTAGCATATGCAACAATTAATCCACCAATAGCAATTGATAATGCGACTAAAAGTCCTTTTGGGCCTAAAAAGAAAGGCATTAACTTACCAGCCATTAAACCAATGAGTTTAGGTAAACTTAATCCAGCAGCTGCCAATCCACCAGAAATTGCTAAAGTTTGCCAATCATCCTTTTTAAGTTCAGTATCTAACAAATCATTTAATTTTGTAGCAATCGAGTCTCTTACTCCATCTGAAAAAACCGTACCAAGTATTGCTCCAATAATACCACCTTTTAAACCGCCAACAAGAAAACCAGCAGCACCTCCAATTGTTGCCCATTCCGATATTGATCCTAATATTTGGCTACCTGTAAGTTTTGTTACGGCTTCAGCAATTTCATCAGCAAGCACAGTAGCTAATATTGCAGGAATTCCTCTCTTTATCATACCAGATAAAAACGCACCAGCCAAAGGTAAAAGATTACCGACATCAAAATCAAAAAATCCTCCACCATTTTTTGCTGATTTTGTTCTACCTACAGAAGTAGATGCATCAGATCTGGTTTTACTTATTTCTCTTTTTGCTTCTTCAGCACTTCTTGCATCTTCTTCTTCAGCATTTTTTATCATATCAAAAAAGGCATTAAATCCTTTTGCAAGTGAGTCAACTCTTTGTGAAGTTTGAGCTTGTTTTTCACCAAGATCTAGAGTTTGCTCTTGTAAGGTTTTATTGATATCTGATAGTGTAACTGCTGCCATTAGTTATTTTCTGCTTCTCTTTCACGTAAATGATTTAACAACAATGTTAAATACACTTCTCTCTCCCACGGTAACATATTATCAATTTCAGTTAACGAATAATGAAAATTTTGTAATAACTGGAAATTAGTTCTATAAAAATTTTCAAGTGATTCATGAGAGAGGTTTATGAAAAAAAATCGTGCAGACCCTCCAAAGTATGTTTATGGTTTTTATTACAAGACTCGCATTTATATTCAATATCTAATGTCATTTTTGGAATTTTATCTACAAATGTATTTACTATTGAAAATTGTTCTGAAGTAAGTGAATTAATAAATTCTTCAATTTCTTCCCTAGATTCATCCTTTAATGAAATATGTTCATTTTCCGTCATTACAGAATCAATACAAGATGTTAATATTTCGAACAATATTTCGGTTGTAGCTTGACCTTCGTTTATTATAATTTTTTCATTTGTAATAAAATCATAATATGTTGGGTATTTCATTTTAAGTGAAATATCTTCAGTAAGTTTAATAATTTTTGGTTTTATAGAACCATCTAATTTAATATTATCTAAATTAATTTTAATTTCGTTTTCGTGTTCACATTCTTTACATTTAATACTCACATTGGTAACTTCACCAACAGACTTTGATCTAATTTTTGTAAAAATGTAATCTACATCAAATGTTGATAATTTATTTACATCGTATGCATTATCTGTACAGTTGGCAACACAATTTAAAATTGCATTAATAATTTGTTTTTGATCTTGTGATTCATATGCAATTAAAAGTAGTTTTTGTTCCTTAATTAAAAATGGTCTATATTTTAATTTTTCCCCAGTTGAAGGTATATCTAATTCATACTGTGAAGATTCATTCAATCTTGGTAGTGCCATTATGCGTTTCTCCAAACATCCTTTGCATTCACCCGAATAAACGGTTTATTTGTTTCATTCTTATTTGGATTAGCAACAGTCAACATAACGTTTTTACCTTTTTTAAAGGCCTCTACCTTTGCAGTCATCTGAGCAGTACTGCCAACCCATTCTCTACGGGCCTCTTTACTCCAACGAGGATTCTGAGGTCTCCGCTCACCTTTTGATACTTGATGAGCTCTTTGTCTTTTTTTAGCCATTATAACTCCTTATAAACTACCCAGGCCGCCAATCGCTTGAATCCAACCTTGGCCACTTGAAGTTGGTTCCCAATTTGTATATGATAATGTTACAGATACCTGTGCAAGCCCATCTAGTTCATTATTCAATTCTATTTGTTGTATATCAAGAGGAAAAGCATCTTTCAATCTTACGGTATATACAGAACCACCACCCAATCCTACATTTATTTTAATTGGCCCAGCACCAAATCCTAAATTTTTAATTGGTTTTCTCAACTGATGAATTTTTATGTCTTTACTATATTGTGATTTATAGCCAACCGTACCTTGTTTTTCATCTAGTACAATACTTCTCCATTCATCAAAATATTTTTTTACACCATAATCATTCATTAAATAAAATGTAAGATTTACATCTGGGGCTATATAGCCATATGGAACTTTTTGCATTTCCATACCCATAGGCCTGTCATGAGTTAATAAAGATTTACCTGGCATAGTAACTGATGAACACAGTAAATTTAAATCCCCACCACCAGAACCTAGACCAATACCACTAGTAAGGAGAGTGGTTAATTGCCCAAGAAAACCACCACTTGATGCAAATGTTGTAGGTAATTCAACTAAAAATTGGTTTGTTCTTGCAAAACCTAATTTACTAGATGCTAGTGATTTTAATTGATCTACTGAACTCATTTGATTTTATTCCTTGAATCTCTATATATTTGAGATGAATTGGCTCCTGACCAACTAGCAGTAGGTAAAAATGTAGCAATTTCCCACTCTGGTGCAGAAACCCTAGCCAATCTAGATTTTACGTGTTGAGTCAAGTAGTGTTTAAAACATGGAGCAAAATATTTTGTTTTGCTTGCTTGCATTAACATTTTATAAGAAATTTCAAATCTAGTCGATTCATCGTATTTCGTATTTGTTGTGTTTTCAATTAGTGCATCTAAAAGTTTTGCTCTTAATGTATTAGGTAAATAGTGTAAGTTTAATCCATAAAATCCTTTTTCAGCAGGACCGACTATAATTGCCAATGGAAATCTATCGTAATATGGTAATGTATCTTTATGTTTAGGATCATAAAAAAACATATTCATAGATCCAATTAAGGGGTTTTGCCTATTTACTAGTTTAAGTTCTTCAGCGTCCATTAAGTCCAACCGATTAATTCTGTTAATCGTGCGAACTCTTTTACGAAACCAGTCCTGTGCTTCTTTAGATCTAGGGTTTATCCCAGCTCTATAAGCTTCATATTCTAGTGTTTTAAATAAATTTGCCATACGACTATTTATATTATTTTTTAGGTTTTTTGCGATATGGTTTCATAGGCTTTAGAGGTTTCAATTTACCTTTTTGTTCTTTCATAATGCCCATAGACTTTAATGTATTCTCTGTCCATATTTGAAAATCCCAACCTCTATCCTTAGCGTATGCATTGGCTGCTTCCCATTTATTCATATTTTTTACATAGGTCATTGCTTCACCTATGTATCTTTTACTTTTATTTGCATTTTTAGGTGGTTCTGTTTCTTTTGCTGGTTTAATTTCAACTAAAATTGTTTTACCATTTTTAAATGTTATTTTTAAATCTACAAAGTATCTATGATACCTTTTATCAATATCCCAGTAATATGGTATAACAGTTTCTTCGGAACTCCAATATTTTACATCTGGGTTTTTATCACACCAAAGAAAACAAAGTTTTTCCCAATGTGATCTATAAACAACACCAGATGCATCACCTTTATATTTGCTTAGATTCTTTGGTATGTACTTGCCAGAATATGCCATTTTACCATATAAATAATGAGTAATAATCTTATTTATAGGGTGTACTATGGCATATAAAGAAGTATGGAACGATCCAAAGCCTGGAACCAATTTTAGAACAAGAAGCTTTGTAAAAGAAAATAGCGATGGTGGTAACACTACTGTAACATCTACAAAGTATAATAATAATGCACCGGACTTTGTAAAAGGTATAATGCAAAGTAAAGGTAGTGGTGGTTCCAAAAGACCTGTGAGTTTAAAATACCCTTTGGAAGATACAGATTTTTATAAAGCTGCTATAAAATTTAGTGTACACTCTGTGGATCCATATGAAGTAGATCTTATTAGTGCTATAGATTTAGCGGATGCTCCATTGCTTTTTTCCGGTGTTGATCAAATTAAAAAATTAGTAGAAACTGCTAATGATTATGGTGATTATGGTGGATATGAAGATGATGTTCCTGAAAATAGTAATACCGGTGGTACAGATGATTACGCTATTGGTGAGGTAGGAGAATTTGGTGGGGATTTACAATCTGGAAAAAATGCAATAAAACAAAAACAAAGAGAAGAAGCATTTAATGCAAGTATTGCAAAAGGTGGTAGATCATTAGGTCTTTTAACTAAAGATCTAGACAGAAAAGTTACATTATATTTTCCACCTGGCTTAATCATTCAAGATGGTGCACAATATGATAATGCCGAACTAGGGTTTATGGGAACAACTGCTTTAGGTGGTATCAGAAGAGGTAATAGTTTAGTATCATCTATGGCAAAAGGCGTTAAAGATGGGTTAATGGATACCTTTCAATTAATGTTAGGTAACTTTGC